AGACGAGCACGGTCCAGTACGGGATGCCCTTCGAGGTCAGCCTGAGCATGAGCTTCTTGATGTTCCCGAGGGAGGACGGTGGCGTGTTGACGACGAGCGGCAGGTGCTCGCCTTCGCGGAGCAGGAACACGAGGTGCCGCTCCTGGCACGCCTTGCCGCGCTTGCCCTTCCCGGCGCTCCCCCACGTGTTGAGCGGGCAGATCGCGCAGGCGCCGCCTGGGTTGCCGACGCCGACCTTGCCATCCTGCGAGGCGCAGTCCGGGGGCGTACCCCCGCCGCTCTCGTCGAACGACTGGGACCAGTAGGACCTGATCATCTGGTGATGGACGATGATCCCCTCGATGGTCTTCTCCTCACGCTCTCCGGCGAGGTCAGGGATCGCCCACGAGGTCCCGCCACCGGCGGGCACGGAGACGATATCGAGGTCGAACGGCTGGATCGAGGAGTCGCCCAGATTGTCCTTGAGCGCGACGAGCGCGGCCTCGGCGTCTCCGGCGAGTACTGGATACGCCTTCGGGTCGATCACTGCGAGTGCTGTGCTGGTGGTCTTCGTGGTCATGCCTTCCCCTTTCGTTTGTCAGCCCGCAACGCGGGAGCGCACCTGGTAGTCCTCGGTCACTGCGATGGTACCGCGCAGTTCCGGCTCCAGAAGATCCTCCGGGGTGTTCCAGTGCTGGTCCCTGGCCCGCTCCCTGAAGAGCGCGGAGAGGGAGTGGACGTTGAACCGCTCGGAGACGTAGGACTCGAGCCCGGCTTTACGCAGCGCCGCACAGGCGCGTGAGTAGGCGGCGTCCGTGTCCTCCCCTTCGCCGGCAGCGGGGCGAGCCCACAACTGACGGTGGATGTAGAGCGTGATGCCGTTCGCCGTGACCTTGGAGATTCCGGCATCTTGCATGCGCTCCATGGCCTGCGGTTCCAGCACCTTGCAGAGCGCCTCGGCCTGAGCCAGCTCGTCCTGCGCGCGGCGCTTCCACTTCTGCGCTTCTGCGAGGTCGTGGAAGAGAGACCCATCGCTCTTGGGTGCGGTGTCAGGCATCGGGAGCCTGCGCCTTCCCGTCGGCCATGCGAGCGAAGTGCTTGGCGACGGCGACCTTGACCTGCCCGGTGGTGATGTTGAGGGCGTCGACCGCCGTCCTGACGGCGATCTCGCGCACGGTCCCGACCGGCAGTCCGAGGTCCGCAGCGACGGCGCGGATCTCCTCGGCGAGCTTGTCCGGTACGGGGACGATCATGCTGCGGGTCTTGCGTTCTGCCGTCTTCTTCTCGGTCATGGTGTCCTCCTGAAGGGTGATCATCGGCGAGCCTCCATGGCCAGCCGCTCGTAGCGTCGTGCCTCTCTGCGATCCCCGCGCCCTGCCGCCAAGTCCCGTAGGCGAAGCGCCTCGGTCCTGGTCGGGAGCAGCGGCTCGCAGGGTACTGCGATCGGTACGATCTGTCCTCGAGTCATCATGCCGCCCATGATACACGATCCTCCACCCGTGTCAACACCCTTGACGCCACGGTGCCCGGGCGTGTAGTCTCCGGCCCATGAGCGGAACCGCGCAGGAACTGAGCAAGATGGTCACGATGAAGATCGACCGGGAGATCCACGAGCAGCTCGCAGAGGCGGCAGAGCGGCTGCACCTTCAAGGGCCTGGAGTGCTGGCAAACGTCCTCCTCGAGGACATCGGAGACGCCAGCATGATGGCGGATCGGTACCTCGAGAGCATCGGGCGCTGACCCGTGACGACGCTGTGGCGCCATCAGGCCGATGGCGTCGAGTATGCCGCAGGTCACGAGGGCTGCCTCTGGTACGTCGGCCTGGGGGCTGGTAAGACCCTCATGGCGCTGACCCTGATCCGGCGCCTCGGTGGCCCGGTCCTCGTCGTCTGCCCGAAGGCCGTGATCCCGACGTGGCAGCGCGAGGCCGAGAGGCACTACGGGGACGCGATCGAGGTCGTGACCCTCACGGGCTCGATCAGGGGCCGTGCGCGTGAGCTGCAAGGCATCCTCGACCGGCACGGCATCACGAACGGTAGGCCGCTGGTGGTCGTGACGAACTACGAGGCCGTGTGGCGCGAGCCTCTGGCGGCAACGGTACTGGCCGCTCCCTGGAGCCTCGTCGTCGCGGATGAGGTCCATCGACTGAAGGCCGCGGGCGGGAAGGCGAGCCGCTTCATGGCGCGTCTCGGGCTGCGCGTCCCGCGCCGCCTCGGCCTCTCCGGCACGCCCTGCCCTCACAGCCCGCTCGACGCCTATGGCGTGTGGCGGTTCCTCGATCCAGAGGTCTTTGGTACGAGCTTCGCGCGGTTCAGGAACCGCTACGCGATCTACGAGGCGCGGAGCACGCGTGGCGGGCAGAGCTACAAGGAGCTTGTCAGCTATCAGAGGACGGATGAGTTCAACGAGAGGTTCTACCGCTCGACGTTCCGCGTGGACCGTGACGTGCTCGATCTGCCGGAGGAGCATCACGCGCAGCGGATCTTCGAGCTGCCGGCAAAGGCGCGAGGGATCTACCGGAGGCTCGAGCGGGACTTCATCGCGGACCTCGAGAGCGGCACCGTGGTCGCGGCTCATGCACTGACGAGGCTGCTCCGTCTCCAGCAGGTCGCGTGTGGGTATCTGCCGGTGACGGCCGTGGACGGCGAGACGATCGGCTACGAGCCGTTGCACGGCTCCCGCCGTGAGGCCCTGATCGAGCTGCTCGATGAGCTACCGCCTGACGAGCCGGTGGTGGTCTTCTGCCGCTTCCGCCGAGACCTCGATGAGATCCACGCTGCGGCGCTGTCGCTCGACCGATGGAGCCTGGAGCTCTCCGGCCGGCGCGATGACCTCCTGGCATGGCTCGATGGTGGGGCACCGATCCTCGCGGTACAGATCCAGTCCGGTGCCGAGGGGATCGACCTGACGCGCGCCGCGGTAGCGATCTACTACTCGCTCGATTGGAGCCTGGGTCGGTACGAGCAGAGCTTGCGCCGCATTCACCGGCCCGGCCAGGAGAGGGCGGTGACCTACGTCCACCTGCTTGCGGCGGGGACGGTGGATGAGTCAATCGCGACAGCGCTCGCGGAAAGGCGGGACATACTGGCCCAGATTCTCGCGGACCGGCGCACCGCGCAAGCCCAATGATCCCCGCACTTACACAGCGCTTGACACGCCCCTACACTCCCGTGTAGAGTCGTGGCATGAACAACAGGGGAGGACAGACCATGAAGATCAGAGCGGAAGGGACCACCCTCAAGCAGCGCATCGCGTCGGCAGCGATCCAGTTCCACGGGCTCTCGTGCTCGGTGGAGGAGTTCATGGAGGCGGCGAAGATCCACAAGAGCGTGGAAGCAACGGCGAAGGCCCTCAAGGTGAAGTCATGACCCGCATCATCTGCGCCACCTGCGGAGCGCGCACTGCACCCGGAGCCTGCGACAACTGCGGGGAGAATCCGAGCGACTTGTCTCGGATCACCTGCCCGGAGTGCGAAGGATCGGGGACCGTCCACGTCCTCGAGTCCCGCCGCTCGCACTACGACCAGGGGACGGTCGAAGCGACCTGCATCTACTGCCTCGGCTCCGGCCGGCTGGACCGGCCCTACGAAGACGAGCACCAGGAGTCCACGTGGAGAGCCACGGCGGCGATGCCACGCGAGGAGCGCCTGCGCCCGGGAGCGGTCGGTGGAGAGCCTCAAGGCTGCGCTCGGAGGTGCGAAGTGACAACCCCGGCAGCAGCGAATCTGTACCTCGCGCAGCACCTCTCGGAGATCGAAGGCCGCAAGGTCGCGGTCTACAACCCGCACGGGAAGCCCGTCGAAGAGCTGCCGGTCATCTACGGCTGGAACAACGGCGGTCCCCCAGGTCTACTGAGCGCCGTCCTGTTGGCCGAGGACGGCACCGGCATGGGCGGGCACGCCTGCTCAGCCGAGGGCTACATGCTCCACGACCTCGGCATCCTGGAGGGCTGCCGACCGGATCGGCACGAGGGGTTCAAAAAGCACTACCCGGACGGCTACCGCATGGAGTGGGTGCCGACCGATCAGGTGCTGACCAACCCGGGGCTCGAAGAGGCATACCAGCGCAACCAGGCCAAGGCCGTGCCGGGAGGTGCGAAGTGACCTCCCTCGGCACGATGAAGCCAGGAAGCCGCTTCGCCCACCCCGTGACCGGCGAGCCGATGCGCCTGCTCAGGGTCTACGCGGGCTCGGTGTTGGTCCAGCCGGTGAGGGGGCAGGAGCGAGAGGTCAACGGGCGTCGGTTCCATGCTTCGGCAAAGGCCGAGACGTGGAGCCGGGCCACCAGGGTTGGAGGTGCGTGATGGACAAGAACTGGATCATCTACGCCAACGAACGCGGCTTGACCGGCACGCTGCCAGAGCACCTGATCGACCGCAAGATGCCGAGCGGAGCCCCGACGTGCTCGGAGTGCAAGCGGCTCATGTGGAACTGCACCTGCGAGAGCGAGTGCGACCTCTGCGGGGAAACCCTCGTTGGTCAGGGGCTCTGCGGGGACTGCTACGGAGGGGATGAGTGATGGACGCCGAGATCGCCCGCCCTACGCGGCGAGGAGTCTCCTTGATGACCGGACCTCACTCTCGCAATCACACCCACCGATTCGCGCCCGTCAGTGGACACCACGCCACGGCGAAAGGCGGACGCGATCTAGATATCCGCTCCACCCTCCTGCCCCAAGGGGGCCGGTCCGCTTCGCCCGGAACGGTCCCCACCCTCCTCGTGGCGGTGGACCTATCGGTGCTGGCGTTCTCGTTCATTGCCGGGAGCATCGGCGGCGTACTGTGGGCACGGGATCTGCCGACATGGGAATTGCTCTTCGTGTCCCTGGTCTGCGCCTTCGGCTGCATGGGATGCGCGTGGGTGCTGTGGTGCGCAGTGAAGGCCGGGAGACGGTGGTGAATATCCTCCCCTGCCCATCGGGCCACCCGGCATCAATCTCGACGTGGGAGACGAGAGCACCGAACGCCATTGCCTTTCGCCGCGTTCCATGCATTCGATGCTTGACCTGCGGTTGGCGTGGTCCAATTGCTCCAACGGTTGAAGAAGCTATTGCGCTCTGGAATGAGCGCACACATCAGACGCGCCACGACAACGGCGCAGAGACGGGAGACGAATCATGAACCTGAAAGCAGTTGCAACGCTGCCGGGTACACCGGCAGCCAACATGGAGCCCGCAGGCAGTCGCCTCAAGCTCCTCTTGTACGGTGACTGGAAGGTCGGCAAGACCACCGCCTGTTGCCAGTTTCCGCAGTCGTTCTTCATCGACACGGAGCAAGGGGCCACGCAGCCTCAGTACGTCGAGCTGATGAAGAAAGCGGAAGCTCACTACTTCTCAACGAACGAATTCGATGAGCTGCTGGGTGCAGTCAGGGCTCTGCTCTCGACCGAGCACGACCGTAAGACCCTGGTGATTGACCCGATCAGCACGGTCTACACGGACCTGCTGGAAACCGGCGAGCGCGTCAAGGGTGACTCGTGGGGGAAGCACTACGGCTACGCTGATCAGTTTATGAAGAGGCTCTTCCTTCTGGTGGATCGGCTCGACATGAACGTGATCGTAACCTCGCACGCGAAGCCCGAGTACGTAGGCACCGGAGACGCCAGAGAGGCGACCGGCAAGCTGACTCCTGATGCATGGAAAAAGCTGCCCTACGTCTTCGACCTCATCGTGGAGTTGCGGCGCGTGGGCGAGAAGCGAGTTGCGGAGATTCGCGGCTCGCGGCTCGGGCAGTTCACGGACGGCGAACGCTTCGATTGGAGCTACAGCGAATTTGCAGAGCGGCTCGGAGCACAGGAGTTGGAACGGCTTTCACATGCCGTCGATCTGGCAACGGAGCCCCAATTGAACGAGCTTGAAGCGCTGTTCTCGAAGGACGGGACGACCGAAGAGCAGAAGGCGAAGCTACTGCGGCGAGCAAAGGCTGCAAGCTTCGAGGACTGCACCGCAGAGATCATGGACAAGATCATCGCCGGAATGAAACGGCGCGTGGAGGAGGTCAAGTGAACAGCTACGATCTGGCTCAGTACGACGACTCATTCAAGGGGGCCGAGGTGCCCGCTGATGGAGACTTCCCCGCCCTTCCTGACGGACCCTACGGTGTCACTGTGGAGAGGTCGGAGATCAAGCGTGTCTCCAAGGGGAAGAACGAAGGGAAGCCGATGATCCTCGTCGGCATGGTGGTCGCCTCTGGAGACTACGCGAACCGCTGGATCTGGAAAACGATGGTGCCTTCTGCGGACCCTCAGAGGATGGGGTACATCAAGCGCGATCTTCTGCGCCTGGGCATTCCAGAGAGCGCCTCGTTCCATGACCTGCCGGACCTGCTCGATGAGATCAAGGGGAACGCCGTCGAAGTGAACCTGGTCACGAAGGGGGAGTACCAGAACGTCTACATCAACGGTCCATCCTTCGAGAAGAGGAGCGTTGAGGATGATCTCGATATCCCCTTCTAGGCAAATCACGGTCGGTGACTTGGTGGGTGATTTGCTCACCAAGTCGCAAGCCCTGGAGGAGGCCAACGAAGAGCTGGTCAAGGCTTCCGAGAAATGGGCCTACGCTGAGAGGGACTATCGGATGGCCTACTCAGTGGCCTACATGCAGGCCGAAGGGGCGGTAGAAACCCGCAAGGTATCAGCACATGAGCGGTCGCTGAACGAAGAGCTTGCCCGCAATCTTGCCGAGGGATTCAAGGTCGCGGCATTGGAGAATGTCCGCTCTCGCAGGGCACAGCTTTCAGCGACTCAGAGCGTGGCGAATGCGATCAAGGCCGAGCTAGAGCTTGCGAGGACCGGACCGTGAAGCGCTCCCCGCTCAAACGCCGCACTCCTGTCAAGTCTGTCAACACGAAGCGCCGCAATCGTAGGCGGGAGACTGAATTCGGACCGCAGGCGGACTTGTGCCGTGCTGTGCCATGCTGCGCCTGCGGCCACAGCGCCCCAAGCGATCCTCACCATGAACCACCACGTGGAAGCGGCGGGAAGGATGGAGACACCATCCCGCTCTGCCGTTCGTGCCACATCCTGCGCCACGCCAGCGGGAAACGGAAGCTGGAGAGGATGTACGGAATCAATCTCCTGTCGGAAGCGAAGAGGATGCAACGGAGTGCGGCTGACTCAAGCTCCGATCTTCAACAGACCCCGAGCCAAGAGCACTCGGGAGAGGGCCGGGGTAGTCAGCCGCTCCGGTCCTTAGGGGGAGGGAGTCAGCCATGAGGAGCTTCCGCGAAGAGCTTGCCTTCGCTCGTCAACGGGAGGCAGAGCTGCTCGAAGTCATGGAGGAGTTTCGCGAGCCCGTTGGGGATATCACGACCCTTTGGCCGATTCTGAAGCCTGATCCTCTGGTAGCTGATCTGTCGCCGGTGGGTGAGGAGCGCATGACGTGGTGGCAGCGGTTGTTTGGGGGGCGGGTGTGACTGTCTCATACGCCGACTTCATTGCTGCGAAGACCCATCTTTGCGGCGACGGCGGATTCGATCCCCTGTGGATGCCGGACTTCCTGTTCGATTTCCAGGTCGCCTTGGTCGAGTGGGCAATCCGCAAGGGGCGGGCTGCGATCTTCGCTGACTGCGGGTTGGGTAAGACCCCTATGCAGCTCGTGTGGGCTGAGAACGTGGTGCGCAAGACGAACCGCCCGGTGCTGATTGCCACCCCATTGGCCGTCAGCTATCAGGTGCTGAGAGAGGCTGAGAAGTTCGGCATCGAGTGCGAGCGGTCGGTGGATGGATCAGTTCGTCCGGGTGCTCGCATCATCGTGACGAACTACGAGCGCGTAGACCGCTTCGATTCTTCGGCTTTCGCCGGGATGGTGTGCGACGAGTCAAGCATCCTCAAGAACTTCAACGGCGTGCGCCGCGCAGTGGTGACGGAGTTTCTCCGCACGCTGCCGTACCGGCTCCTATGCACGGCAACCGCTGCGCCGAACGACTACATCGAGCTTGGAACGAGCAGCGAGGCGCTTGGAGAGCTGGGCCACATGGACATGCTGTCTCGATTCTTCAAAAACGACCAGCAAACATCGAACATGAGAACGATGCGGCATAACGGAGGTGCAGCGCCCAAGTGGCGCTTCCGCGGTCACGCCGAGCAGCCGTTCTGGCAATGGGTCTGTTCGTGGGCCAGGGCCGTGCGGCGACCATCGGACCTCGGCTTCGATGATGGGCGGTTCATTCTCCCGGCACTTGAGGAGCGCTCGCACGTCGTGGTGGCGAACTCGCTACCCGAAGGGATGCTGTTCCCCGTCCCGGCTGTCGGTCTGGCAGAGCAGCGCGAGGAGAGGCGGCGCACCATCGATGAACGGTGCAAGCATGTCGCCTCCCTGGTCGAGCACGACAATCAATCCCTGGTGTGGTGCCACCTCAACGCCGAGGGCGACCTGCTGGAGTCATTGATCGCTGACGCTCGGCAGGCCAAGGGGTCCGACTCGGACGATGCGAAGGAGGAGACGTTGAGGGCCTTCGCGGACGGGGAGCTTCGAGTCCTGGTCACGAAGCCGAAGATCGGTGCTTGGGGATTGAACCTCCAGCGGTGCTCGCACGTCACGTTCTTTCCGTCGCACAGCTACGAGCAGTACTACCAGGGAGTTCGCCGCTGCTGGCGCTTCGGACAAGAGCATCCGGTCACGGTGGATATCGTGACCACCGAAGGCGAGGCCGACGTGATGCTGAGCTTGCAGCGCAAGGCGGCGCAGGCCGACAAGATGTTCGATTCTCTAATCCAGCACATGAATGAATCGCTGCGGATCGAGCGGACCAATCCATACACCACGACACCGGAGGTGCCATTGTGGCTGTGAAGTCGCAAGAGATCACGAAAGAATACGCGCTCTACCTTGGCGACTGCTGCGAGGTGATGCCTACCCTCCCTGACGGAAGCATCCACCTATCCGTCTACTCGCCTCCGTTCGGGGGACTATACAACTACAGCTCAAGCGAACGCGACCTGTCGAACTGCCGCAGCTACGACGAATTCTTCGAGCACTACGAGTTCGTCGTGCGCGAGCTGTTCCGGCTCACGATGCCGGGGCGGTTGACCGGCGTTCACTGCATGGACGTGCCCTCTGGGAATTCCGGCTGCGACCATCTGCGCGATTTTCCTGGTGACATCATTCGTCTGCACGAGCGCCTCGGCTTCCGCTACGTGGCCCGCTACGCGGTCTGGAAGGAGCCACTCGGGGTACGCAATCGGACCATGGCGAAGAACCTTGCGCACAAGTCGATTGTCGAGGATTCCAGCCGGTGTTCCGTCGCATCCGCCGACTACCTCCTGATGTTCCGTCGAAAGGGCGAGAACCCGGTGCCAATCGAGCACCCGAACGGGCTTACCGAGTACGCTGGCGCGAGAGAGATCCCGCACGAGCTGTTGTCCTACCGAGGGTGGACAGGAAATCAAATCGAGAATCGCTACTCGCACTGGATCTGGCGACAGTACGCGAGTGCCTTCTGGGACGACGTGAGGATTGATCGGGTGCTGCCTTACAAGGCAGCGAAAGACGAGGAGGACGAACGTCATGTCCACCCGCTACAGCTCGACGTGATCGACCGCTGCCTGTCCCTCTGGAGCAATCCTGGCGAGGTTGTGGTGACGCCGTTCATGGGTGTCGGATCGGAGGTGTATTCGGCAGTGTGGCATGGCCGCAAGGGCGTGGGCATCGAGCTGAAAGAGTCCTACTACGTCCAGGCCGTCCGGAACGTCAAGGAAGCCCTCAAGGAATACCGCGATAGCCAAGATCAAATGGACCTGCTGGCCGGAGCCTCTGCATGACCCAACTAACCCTTACCGGCCAGCCGATCCCCAGCCCGTCTGAATCCGCCCTGAAAGAGCGCGACCGCCTGATGCAGGAGACGCTACAGAGGGCGCATGACAGGTGGAGGGCCGGAGCCCTGCGCGTGATGGAGGATCTAGCCGCCATGCGGGATACCTTCTGCGCCGATGACTGGCGGGATGAGTGTCTGCGGCGAGGAGTCGGTGAGCCTCCGCACCCGAATGCATGGGGAGCGCTAGCGCAGCAGGCTTTGAATACGCATGTTATCCGTCGCACAGGAGAGACGACGGCTTCGAGACGCAAGCTGGCACGCGGGA